GCTACTGATCCAATAGGCAACATCAGCGAATGGGAAGGGGTTGAAGAACCCTGGCAATTTGTTAGTGCATGTCGTGAGATGTGGGAATGCATTATAGAAAGAAGTCGTCAGGAAACACGCCTGATGATTGCTATTGATGCAACTGCATCTGGCATACAGATTCTATCTGGATTAGCTAGAGATAAATCAGCTGCGATGTTGTGCAATGTAATACCTACAGATAAACCTGTAGATGCATACAAGATTGTTGCTGAGAAATCAAAGCCTAATATACCTGTTATTTTACATAAACATTGGGATCGGAAATGCACTAAAAGAACGGTGATGACTATCCCATATAACGCTAAACCGTTTAGTAATAGAACATACATCAGAGATGCTCTAAAAGAAAAAGGTGTAGAGATAACGAAGGAAGATCTAACTAAAACAGTTAAAGCTGTAAGGGATGCAATGGAACACGTTGTACCTGGACCAATGGCTGTAATGCGTTGGATAGAAAAGGAAATAGCTAAGACTATTAAACGAGGAGAGAAAGTGCAATGGGTAACTCCTTCAGGTTTTGTGGTTTCACAAAGATACATGAAGAAAGAAGTTATCGAAATAAAAATGAAATTACTAGGCAGATGTCAAATACACGTAGCCACTAATGATACAGACAAAGTTGATTTATCAGGCCACAAAAATGGTACAGCTCCTAATCTTATTCATTCATTAGATGCAAATACTTTGCACTTTACAGTTGATAAATTTGATAAACCAATAGCACTAATACATGACAGTGTCTTATGTAGAGCCACTGATATGACTGAGTTGTCAAAAGAAGTTAGAAAAGTCTACATGCATTTATTTGCAGAGCATGACTATTTAAATGATTTTGCAGAAGCTATTAATGCAGAGTCTAAACCACCAATAATCGGGGACTTAGTTCCCTCAGAAGTAATTAATTCCACTTATTTTTTTTGTTAATGGCTAGAACCATCCACTTAACCAAAGAACCAGTCACACTAACTGGTTTTCAATCCATACTAAAACCAAGTAAATTCGGATATACATTAAAAGCAGTTGTAGGATCTGAAATTGTAGATGCTTTAGAAAAGGAAAGAGAAGACTGTCTTAAATGGGCAGAATCAAAACTAAAAAATCCTAAAAGGTCAGTGCTAAAACCTGAACCATGGGAGGAAGTAGAACAAGGTAAATATCTTGTAAAATTTACATGGAAAGATGATAAGAAACCACCTGTTGTTGATACAGAAGGAACTCCTATTACCAACACTGATACACCTGTTTACGAAGGATCAAAAGTAAAACTAGGTTTTCATCAGAAACCATATGTAATGCGTGATGGTATGTCGTATGGTACAAGTCTTAAATTAAACGGTATTCAAATTGTAAGTATTCAGTCTGGAGCTGGTGTTGATAGTGGCGATTTAGATGAAGTACAAGTTGCTGAATTATTTGGCAATACAAATGGTTTTAAAACAGGAGAACCAAACGTTACTCCAGATTTGACTCCATGCTCTGTAGAGGCTGATGACTTTTAATGTTTAAATCAGGCTTAGAAGAAAAAGTCTCTGATCTATTATGTGAGTTAAACGTAAATTATGAATATGAAGGATTAAGTTTTCCTTATACAATAAAACACTTATACACTCCTGATTTTGTTTTAGAAAACGGAATCGTGCTAGAGACTAAAGGATATTGGCGACCTGAAGATAGACGAAAAGTTAAACAAGTAGTTACTGAAAATCCAGATATTGATTTAAGAATGGTCTTTCAAGATCCTTATAAAAAAATTTCGAAACGGTCAAAAACTTCGTACGCAAAATGGTGTAATCGTTATGGCATTAAATGGTGTGCGTTTCATGCTATTCCAGTGGATTGGCTGAGATGACTGAATCTGAATTTATTAAACATACCGCATGTCCAGATTGTGGCTCATCTGATGCACTCGCAGTGTATACAGATGGGCATACTTACTGTTTTAGTTGCACGACAAGAACGCCCGGAGATGCACAACAAAACAAATTACCCATGCAATCAAATGTACAATTCAAAGGAAACCCACAACGACTCAATAAAAGAAATATCAGTGAAAAAACCTGTGAAAAATACAAAATTTACAGGGATGAAACACACTTACGCTTCCCTTATTTCAACAGCTCTGGATGTCTTAAAGGATTCAAAACCAGGGATAAATTAAAAAATTTTAAATATGAGGGCGAAACAACAGATACTTTTTTTGGTCAACACCTGTTTCCAACTAGTGGCAAAAGGATATGCATATACGAAGGCGAACTTGATGCCGCATCAGGTTGGGAGGCGATGGTTGGATGGCCACATGTTTCGTTACCACATGGGTGTTCGTCAGCCAAAAAAGACATTCAAAAACAAATACCTTTATTACAAGGCTATCAGGAGATCGTCTTGTTCTTCGATAATGATGAACCAGGACGAAAAGCCACGGAGCAAGCAGCATCAGTTTTACCGACAGGTAAAGTTTATATTGCAAGAATGGATAAATATAAAGATGCGTCAGATGCATTACAGGCGAATGATTCGCAAGCTATCAGACGTGCCATATATGATGCGAAACCGTATCAACCGGACGGTATCGTGGATGGTAAATCGTTATTAGAAGCTGTTACAACACCAAGCCCACCATGCAATCACAAATACCCGTTCCCAGGATTGCAGTCGATGACACATGGTATTCGATATGGAGAGCTCACAACAATAACAGCTGGTACTGGTCAAGGTAAAAGCACATTCTGTAGACAACTTGCAACTGAGTTATTAAACAAAGATGAAAAAGTTGGATACATCGCATTAGAGGAATCTAACAGGCGAACAGCATTAGGACTTATGTCAGTCGCTGTGGGTAAAGCCCTGCACCTTGGTGAGCATGAATACACCACCTTGAAAGATGCTTATGATAAAACCATAAAAAATTGGAATCTTTATTTATATGATCACTTCGGTAGCTTATCTAGCGAAGTTATTTATAACCGTATTGAATATATGGCTTTAGGTTTAGACACTAAAATTATTTTCTTAGATCACTTGTCCATACTACTTAGTGGACTAGATGGTGATGAGAGAAGAATGATAGATAAAACTATGACTGACTTACGCAGCTTAGTTGAACGTACAGGAATTAAATTATTTTTAGTTTCTCACTTAAGACGAGCACAAAATGATAAGGCACATGAAGATGGGCAACGAGTTTCTATTGGACAACTACGTGGTTCTGCTTCAATCAGTCAACTTAGTGACACCGTATTAGCGTTGGAAAGAGACCAGCAATCAAACGATAACGTATCAACTCTACGAGTTTTAAAAAATAGATATTCAGGCGAGACAGGAATAGCTGCATCACTTAAATACGACAAAACCACTTGTAAATTTAATGAAACGACAGACACCGCATTCAACCCTAGTACTGACTTTTGAATAATGTTGGTATTCGACTGCGAAACAAACGGATTACTGCATGACGCTACTGAAATCCATTGCCTTGCAATATGGGATTCAAAACAAAATGAAACCTATGTTTATAACAATCAAGGTTCAAATTGTTATCCAATAACAGAAGGACTACATGCACTTACTAGTGCTGATGTAGTTGTAGGGCACAATATTATAAATTTTGACTTACCTGTGTTGAATAAAATTTATCCATTTTTCAATACGAAAGCACAAATAGTAGACACATTAATTTTATCTAGAATGTTTCATCCAAACATGATGGATATAGATCATAAAAGAAACCTACCAAGAATGCCTTTGCAATTGTATGGTCGTCATAGTTTAGAAAGCTATGGATATCGTTTACAAGAATACAAAGGTGAATTTGGTAAGACTTCGGACTGGAAAGAATGGAGTCAAGAAATGCAAGATTACTGCGTTCAAGATGTAAAAGTTACCACCAAACTATGCGAGCATTTTATTCCTTACCTGACTGGCTTACGTTAGAGCATCAAGTTGCACAAATTCTTACGCAACAGGAACTACACGGTTGGTATTTTAATCAAGAAGAAGCCTACAACTTAGAGTCAAAGCTTCGTTCTGAAATTGAAAAACTATCTAAATTATTACGTGATAAATATCCATTTGTCGCTGGTTCACTGTTTACACCAAAACGAAACAACTCAACACAAGGATATGTGGAGGGTTGTGAAATACAACGTATAAAAGAACTTAATCCAACATCAAGAGATCACATAGCATGGATATTGAAGACACACGAAAATTGGAAACCGAAATCAATAACGACTTCAGGGAAGCCAGTGATAGACGAGACGGTATTAAAAGATATTGGGTCGGAAACAGCCCTGTTGTTTCTTCAATGTCTAGATATTACCAAGAAATTGGGGATGATCTCGGAAGGCGTGAACGCATGGCAGAAGCTATGTACGATGTCTAATCGCATACATCATCATTGCTCAGTAAATACTAATACATTTCGCGCAAGCCATCGGAAGCCAAATCTTGCACAGGTACCAGCAGAGAAAGAATTTAGAAAATTGTTTACTGCTAGTCCAGGCAAAATTATGGTAGGAGCCGATTTAAGCGGAATCGAACTACGCATGCTTGCTCATTACCTTGGTAGATATGACGGTGGGAGATATGCAGACATCCTTCTTAACGGAGATATACATCAGGTTAATGCCGATAAAATTGGAATTTCAAGAAGACAAGTCAAGACTGTATCGTATGCCTACTTATATGGAGCTGGAAACCTCAAGTTAGGTCTGTCCTACGACAGCACCTTATCAGAGACAAAAGCAGCTAAGAAAGGTAAAGAAATCAGGAAAGCTTTTGTTGAAGCTATTGATGGATTATCTGAATTACAAAAAGCAGTAACAGATAAATCTAAACATGGATTTCTATTGGCAATTGACAGACGTAAAGTCTTAGTTGATAGTCCGCACAAAGCATTGAATTATCTCCTTCAATGTGGTGCTGGAATCGTAGCCAAACGATGGATGGTTATAGCAAACCAAGAACTTGTGCCCTTTCACACTAACCAACTTGCTTTTATACATGACGAGTTGCAATACGAATGTGATTCAAAATATACAGACGAGGTAAAAACTACACTTGAAAACTCAGCAGCTAGTGCTGGAGTTTATTACAACTTGCGATGCCCAATCGCAGC